AGTTACTAAGCATCTCTCAGATAAGAAATGTATTTGCATAGCATCTAAATCAGAAGTGTAAGCACCTCCAACTGAACCAGTGATCCAAGATTTTAATCTTCTATCCTCTGTTTCAGACGCTCTGTATCTTACGTGCAAAAATGGTCTTCTAATATTTTGACCTAACATTTGATCATAAACAGTTGATGTTCCAGCAGGAACTAATACACCGTCGATATCTTGTGTTAAACCTCTAGTAGTAGCATCATTTAAGTATTTCCAGTCAGTTTTGTAGAAGTCATAAGAACCTCTTCTAAATCCTGAAAATCCAAAATTAATAGCCATTTCAGCTTCATTATCAAATAAACCATAAGAAGCACTAGCAGTAGAAGCATAACCTCCACCAGCTTGAGCAGCAATCATATCATCAAAATCTAAAGCAGTAGCTCTATTTAAGAATAACATGTTTTCTTCTATTGCTCCTTGTTTATCTAATTGCTTAAGTATTTCATCGAAATCACCTAATGCACCAGCTCCAGGAGCAGCAGCACCAGCAAAATCATTCCATACATTACCATCATCTGTGATAGCAGCAAATAAACCTTTTGTACCTTTTGGTAAAGCAGTAGCACTCCATGATCCAGAATTTAAACCTATTGCAGCGGAACCAGCAGCAGCTAATTCACCTTCAATACATGTCATTTCAAGATAATCTTCAAATCTCATTCTTGTTTCAGATTCAGCTTTTAAATACCAAAGGTATCCAGAAGTTCCGTCTTCAGTAGCTACTTCAATCCATCCAATTTGAGCAGCATCAGATCCTGATACTTCATAAAAATCCTTGATAATAACTGGACTATTTGTAAAAGTAGTAACCTGAGGTTCAACAGCAACATCCATGCCACTTTGACCTTTAGGAAATTCAGAACCATATACAAACACTTTCATAGTAGTTGTAGTTACAGCACCAAATATTGCATTTAAAGATGCAGCTGTATAAGGCAAAGCAGTTATATTACTAGATCCAGCAGCAGCAACTGATACTAAACATTTAGCAGTTGTAAAACCATCTGAAACAACTATAGTGCTATTTACTCTTATAGCATCGTCTGTAATATTACCAAGAACGTTAGAACCAGCAGTCCTTGTTACGTTTTCGTATGCAATGTGTAATCTATTTTGTTCAGACCAGATTACTTGATCTGAGGTCATTGGCATTTCTGCCCCAACCATTCTTAGGAAACCATTTAAGGTTCTATTACCATATCTCTCCACTTCTTGTTCGTAGAGTTCAGGTAAATATTGTTGCGTCCATGCGTCTAAGCCAGCGTCTTGGAAATCTATATAGTTTCCAGGAAGCGTAACTCTATTCGGCATAGGCGTTATTGATGCGGGAAAACTCCCACTAGTTGCAAAACCCATAATTTTTAGTTTTTAGTTATTTTTTGTGTTTTATTTTTAACTTAGAACCATCAACACCGGAAATACTCCTTACTTTTAATCCATTTACAAACATATCTCCTGGAGCATTATCTCTAGGTTCATTACTTATATTTTTAGATTTAGCAGTAATATTTTTAACGGCGTCTGCTTTGCCTTGCTCATAAAAATGCTGTGCAATTGTATCAGCGTTTCTAGCGGCGTAAATAGCTTTGTGATAACCTTTATAATCTGATATATTTCCCTTTTCATCTAAGAACTTCTTAACAAAATCGTTCAAATCAGACTGATTAGTTGCAACATCACTAGGATTATTAACTCCATATCTAAATTTCTTTTCACCAAGATTGAAATCAAAACCTTTGAAATCTTTAGTGAAATAATCTTTAGTAGAGTTTTTAAACTGTTCGTGACGTTGTTTAACTACCTCTTGTTCTTCGTTATATCTATTGAAAAAGTCAGTGGCTTTTTGTTGGTCTTTAGTAAGTGAAGGTCTTAACTTAAGCTCTTCATAATATTTACTTTTTAAACCTTCCAAATAACCCTTGGCTTCGGCAACTTCTTCCTTGAGTGCGAGTTTTTTCTTTTTTATATCTCGCTCCTCGTCGTACTCTTCATCCCACGCAAATTTTTCATCCATGATAAATTGAATTTCTTCATCATCTAAATGCGGTTTTGTTTGAGTATAATATTCTTTTAACAATATGTCGTTATCTATAGTGGAATAATCGGCATTTAATCTTATGTAATCTCTCATGTCTCCACCAGTTTCTTTCATAAACTCTATGAGTTTTTCTACATTCTCTGGTAGTTCTACTTGAGGAGTTAACTCAGGTTCTTCTTTTACAACCGTTTTATTAACTGGAGTTGTTTCCCCTATTGGTTCAAATTCCTCTTCTTTAATCTCTTTAATAGTTGGAGTTTCAACTTGTTTTTCCTCAACTTTTGTAACTTCTTCTTCAACTTTCTCAATTGCTTTGTCTTCAACTTTAGCAATTTTCTCTTCTTTAACTTCAACAATCTCCTTCTTAACATCCTCGACTTTTACAGGTTCTTCAACCTCTTCTTTCTTTTTAGATAAATCAATTTTTATCGGTTCATCTTTTTTGTTTAATTTTTTTGCTGAAGGTTTTTTCTTTACTTTAAAAGCACCTTCTTCTTGTACTTCTGTTTCTTCTTTTTTCATGATATGATATTATATAATTAAATAGAACTTATCTAGGAGTAAATTGCTCTAAACCAAAACCACCAAGATTATCAAATCCTTTGGATTCAAAATCTTTTGGTAGTAAATCATTTTTTCTTTGATCTATAAGTTCACTTTGTTGTGTTGCTTGGATTTTAGTTCTTTCGTCTTTTCTATCTTCTTTTTGAGTTTCAGCAGATCTTTTACCTTCTGATTCAACTCTAGCTAGTTGCATATTAAATTGAAATTCTAATTCCATCAACTCTTTTTTCATTTGAGCTTCTTGTTGCATTTTTTGAATAGCGAATTGAGATTTCCCTTGTTCAACTTGCAAAGTATTTTCTGTTAAAACTTGTTGTTTTTGGGCCTCTGCTAAAACAGCTCTTTCTGCTGCTTCTGCATTTGCTTGAGCTTGAGCTTGTATATTTGCTTGTTGAGCTTGTTGATCTTTTTTAGCTTTTAGAGTTCTTCTCTTTTTCAGTAATTCATTAGCTAGTTTTAAATTACTAATATTTCTTATATCTATAGCATCTTCTAAATCTATAGATTGAGTTTGAAGTGCCACTTGAATATTTTGTTCTAACATTGCTTTTTCTTCTTCATCTGGTTCTAATTCTAAGAATATTCCAAAATCATGTAAAGAAGCTGTAGCTATTTCATCTAATGTAGTTACGTTATATACAGAAATACTATCTTGCAAAGCTTCTCTAGTTAAAGGAAACATTAAGGCATCTCCAACTCTAAGCGTTATATTTTCACATGTTTTTAATGTTAGATATAATCCTGCTTGCAAAATATGTCTAGTAGCAGTATTAGAATTTGCAGCAGCTAATTTTTGCAAACCTACTAAAGCATCTTTATCTGGTGTACTAGCATCTCTAGCTTCATTAAGACCGGTGACATCTCTTATCATTTGTAAATAATACTGATAAGTTTGTATTAATGATTGTATTTTACTACCACCACTAGATGATTGTAATTCCTGAATAGGTACTTTACCATGATTTAATTCACCATCTTGAGTTAATGATCTACCAACAATACTACCTGTTTGGAAATACATGTTCAATGCTTCAGCAGGATTATAATTAGTACCATTACCTAAATCAACTTCGGCTAAACCATCCATATCTAAATAAACACCATCTGGAACTATTCTAGCTAAAACTTGCTGTAGTTTTAAATGCGCTAATTGAATCATATCAGCAAATCCAGTTATTCTACTTACTAAAGACTCTATCTTGCCTTTATACATTCTAGGAGCAGTAATATTATAATTCATATTAACCTTAGCAGTATTAGCGAGAGGTCTAGTCATATTTTCTGCTAATTTCCACTCTAGCATTTTTTCATGACCTAATATTTTAGCTCCATTATATAGAACTTCAATAGATCTAGATACTCTTTTAAATGTATCTGCTTCTGGTGGATTAAATGTATCTTGTTTTTCTAATGCTTTTTCTAAACCACTGGGCGTTATTTTTAT